TTGCTCAGCAGCCCATTCGATAGCGCGCCGGTGATTCCAGTTCGCACCGTGATCATCAGTATCAATCATCAGGGTGGCACCGATAGATTCAGCCAAAATCAATGCCTGTTTACGGCGAACATGATGACCAATAACCACAAACATTACTTGTGGCGAAACCATGCGAACTCCTTACCGATACCATCAGTTTTAAAAATGGTATGAACCTTAGGGCCGGTAACGACTCTATTGCCAAAAGACTTCGCAGCCATACCGAAGGCACCCATATCGACCAGCGCGGGGCGAGCTGTCTCCATCTTCCAGAAATGATGGCTTTCAATCAGGTAATACTGTCTGATGATCCTGTGAGCAAACTCCATTACATCGTCACGACTACCACCAAGTAGTCCAGCGTTGAGCAGCGGTTCATCAATGTGCTTATCGAAGAACTCGCTGTACACTTTGCCGTGGTGATTGGACTTCATCCATTCGTCGGCATACGTCTTATGCTCTGAGCCCACGTAAATTTTACCCGGCTGCATTTCTGCCCATGGCTCTCTAAGCATTTCGACATCGGTACCATCAGTACACCAGATAAGGCGATACTCTGGATGAGCGCGCAGATACTGATAAATATGCAGCCATCGTGCGAAATAGGGACTCATTGACAAAGGTGACACTTTGAAAAGGTTCGTACCTTTCGGTGCTGTATCCAATTCGTCAGCCAGTACCACTGCATCAGCGCCACGAATAGACGTTGCCCATCCCTGAACCAACTCAGGAGACGCTTTCATCCTTCGCTGACGTTGTGGATCATTCTGGCTGGTCAGCAATGCCGTAATCACCACGTTGCGCTGTTTCCTGAAAGGAACGTATGCGGTGTAACCGTTATCGCGTCGGGCGCTATAAATAACAGCATTAGCTATTGCTAACGCTTCACGCTCAGGTCGGGGAATTGAACGCGCACCCTCTTCGTATTCATCCATCGAATGAATGAGCTTTTCAGAGCCCGCAACATCAGCAAACGCCCAGGTCGATAACCCCGCGTTGTGAATACGAAGAGCTAGATCAGGATGCTCGTACATTCCACGACCGTATACCGGATCGAAGCCGCCAACCTTATCAATGGCGCTGCGGTGGTAATAAAGCATAACGCCGCGCTGCCCGGTGTAAGCGATATGCTTATCATCCCGATACAAGATGGTCATATCGTTTATTTTTCGTGGGCCAGCCAGATCGAGAAATTGATAAGCCAGATGCGGCTCTGGAGATTCGATGTAAGGGAGATGCCAATTATCAGCGATTGGCCACGCGTCATCATCCCACAGGAAGAGATGCTCACACCCCGCGTCCACCAGCGCGGTCAGGCTGCCGTTCTTCGAAGCGACAATACCGCATGATTGATCATGTCGAAACAGCTTCACGTTAGCCGGTACAACAGCGGCAGGCTTTGAGCCATCATCTATCACGACCACCAGCGCACCAGATGGAAGATGTTTCATATGCTGCTCAATGGCACGCTTAAGAATTTCCGGCCTGTTATGAGTAGTTATTGCGATGCCAATTGTGGAACGTGAAATGCTGACAGGCACATATTGAATACCGTCAATCGTTACTTGCATATGTACTCCGTTAGGATTCCAGGCGTTTGATTTCAACGGTGCCGCGAATTGCTATCCTTTTCACTTCTCCGTTATCTACAACCATAAATCCGTCAGGACCTAGTTCTGCTGCAATAACTTCGCCTTTTTCATCGTCAGCAGTGAAAACATGCTTTATCTCTTTACCATCAACTAAGACGAGGTACCGCTCTTTGCGCAGGTCAATCTTTCTTCCTGGATCATCATCCAGAACTGTAAGCCTCATGTGCGTTTCCTTTTAGACGTGAGCCTGTCGCACGTCAAAGCCGCCAAGAGTTAACGGATTACCCAGGCTCACTACTGAAAGACTCTCTTTGATTTGCGCGTGCGATGTGCGTGATTACTACAGAATTGTTATTTGTTCTTTAATCGTGTCCAAATCATGCAGCCATTCAGGGATATTGAGATATCCTGAAGCATGAAAAACGCCGTTGGGTATGCGAAAAGAACCAAGGGATACTGCACATATTCTTACTCCAGTTGCATTATCGCAGGCACTCAGTAAATGCCTGCTGTAATGCCCATGATGATGGCAGTAAAAAAGCCACTCGAAAGTGGCCTTTTTAATAATAGAGGATAACTCCTGAATCATTAGTAACATTATAATACAAAGTTCTACTGTAGAATAACTTAATTTAATGGGATTACTAATTCAATCCGATAAACTCTGCATTAGGCATATCTCTTTTTATTGGCAATGCTACTGCATATGGAATAATTATGGTCGTTTGCATAAAAGTACATTCATGGAATGAGCAATCAACAAATTGCAAAACACCACCCAAGTGGGCAGACTCACATTCTCTAGGTAAAGTAATGAATTCACCACAATATTTAAAGGATGAACCAGTTATAGTGCCACCTCCTATTAATATGGTCATGGGACCAACTAGTTTACAATTTCTAAATGTTTTCTTGGTTTGTGGATCATTGAATGGCAATCGCAAATCTTCTAAATGGATTACTTGGTTTGAAAAAATATCATCTAAAGGATTGGTTTCTACTTTTTTTCAGTGAGGCTTAAATAGTATTGTTCCTTTGTCGTTGTAAGTCTTGCCATTTTATATAAATACAACATAGCAAAAAAGAGAGTTACACATAAGAGAAAAATAAGCCCATAAGCTAAATACCCAATTCTTTTAAAGTATGGGTCAACCCAAGCTAATAAACCTAAAACTCCTGTGCCACCTAGAGATATTATTAGAAACTGGAGTGTCTGATATAACTTCTCAGCAATAGAAAAGGATGAGTCGAACTCCTTCAGTCCTCTTCTGACACGATTAAACATGACGTCTCCTCAATGATTTTTACATCAATATCATTGAAGTTAGTCCTTAGGTCAACTACAAATTAGGTACAATTTTTTCAGTTTGCTATTGCATATGTGCTACGACGAATATCTTCTATTTGCCTGACCGCAGCTTTATCCTGATTACACTGACCCAACGCTGACAATAGACTCACATTTAGGTCCAAACTGGCCCCATAGGTCAGCAGGTCGGGGATATATGGCTGTGGGGTTTCAGCGATCAGGTTGGACGGAACTGGTTGCTGCGGCACTGGTACGTACACTATCCGCGTATTGCCGCAGCCGGTCAGCAGCTGCAGCAGGAACATGCCGACGAGCGCAATCATCACCCGCAACAGCCACGTTGATATCAGCCTGGGTTCTCTGTGACTCCAGTGCGATCTGGTTTTTTGCATGCTGGTTAGCTCCCAGAATCATATTGGTGATGACAACGGTTTTCAGTACGTTATCCATTACAGCGCGGTTGCTGTTGTTTTCAGTCTGCAACGTGTTCAGGCTGCTGTTGATGCGGGTGTTTTCATTCCAGAGCCAAGAGAAGATAACCAGCACACCGATAGTCAGCCACCAGCGCCAGTGCGCTTTCATCAGAGCAAATGCAGTAATAAAGGCCGTCATGCTTCGCTCACAGAACGCGATCCCGTCATGATCGGGAGCAGGCGCGTATCCTTAGGTTCGTTGACCGGCCAGCGATAACCACTGACCCGAGAACGCGAGAAAACTCTGATATTGATGGCATCTGACTGATTACCACCCAATACCATCAGGTCACCGTTTTGCTGCTGTCCGACCAGAAATCCGACATGGCCGCCGCCGTCTCGTGTGAATACGACAATGCAGCCGTAAGCAGGCTCCTGAAGTTCAACGCCCCAGGACAGGTAGGATTTTGCAGACTCGAACCGAGTTGATTTAATTCCGACTCTTTCAAGCATTGATCCGACATAGGCTGCACACCACGGTGTTTCATCATCCTTAATCCCTCCGCGCTTAATATCTTTCCAGAACTGGAGAATTAACGGGTTATGTCGCGGCCCTTTTATTTCCAATTGCCCAATATATTTTTTTGCCTCAGTAAGCCAGCGTGGATCATTTGGCATCGCTTCCTCCGAATCTGACATTAAATACTCGCGTTGCCACAGTTCGTACCTGCTCAACGCCAACGAAACCCAGCGCACCACCGATAGCTATGGAAAGAGATTGTGGAAGACTGAAATACTCGAGTGCGGAAACAGCCGTCAGTGTCATGGCGCCACACATCAACCCTTCCAGCACCATCTTTTTCCAGCCGCCACCACCATATGCAATCCGCAGTACAGCCATCGCTACCGATAAAAGAACTGCACCAATTGGCGTATCACCGCGCCACCAGCTATGAAGTAACTCAATTAACTCCGTCCAGGAGTGAGGGTCGTTGTGCATTTTCATGATCTCTCACCTCCGATAGTTCGGATGGCGCTGTGTGTGATGAAAGGATCAGGCTTCACGGGCTGGATTTATCAACAAAGCACGTAGTGAGTGATACCCGTGAGCCTGAAATGAAGAAGCCCCGCTTAGTTGCGAGGCCTTGTGTTTCATTGAATTGTCTTTTTTGACCTATATCTCATACTTCCTTGTAATTTAACGGTAAATATTTAGCGCCAGCGTTTTCTGGTTATGACTTCACACAGGAGTAGAAATGTTTACAGCTAAAGACGATGCCTACATCTTAAAAAGTGATGGCAGCAGATGCGGCCCGTATAAGGCCAAGTTTGCAGGTGATACAGTTATCGTAAACGACCAAATGGCCGACATCGATGACGGGGATACTGTAATTCGAGTCCTTCCAAACGGTAAGGAAGAACATAAAGAAGTTTATAAAGCTAATTTTTACGACACAAGCATTGGCGGATTTGGGCCACACTTCCAACTCAAGGTTGGCCCCAAAAAGGTACAACCAGCTGTTTCTTCTCAGCAAATAAACATTCACGGAGGGAATGTACAGATTGGAGATCATAATCGTCAGGAGATTACCAATAGCATTGAGACCCTGAATAACTTGATAAATAGCTCTCAGGGCACACCGCAGCAGAAAGAAGAAGCAAAAAGCCTGCTCCGCAAATTAGCCGAGCATCCGCTGGTTACTGCTATAGCTGGTGGTGCTATAGGGTTGCTTTAGATATGAAAAAACCCGCTCCTAGGCGGGTTTCTGATGTTTGTTGCTCAGTTCGGTTTAACGTCCCGAGCCTATCACAATTTAAGCACTTTCCGCGCAAGTATTCAAGTAAAATCTGTCGCTATTTGTGCCGAATGCGTCACACATTGGTGCGTAAAGCATCGATTCTGCGAAACTTAGCCAAACATCAATCCGGCTCTCACATGTACGCAAGCACCATTCAGGATGTTTCTCGTTCAGATCTCGGGCCATAGCCTTTTTGCTGAGACGTTTGATATACCGATCCTCTATCAAGTCATATAAACGCTTATTGCCAGAACGGATTAAAATCTCACTGAGGACTGAGTTGACTACCATTGCCTCCTCATCAGTGCAGAAGGCCAGACCGCTTTTATTCTTCCCTTCCAGAATCTCTTTGAAGAACGCTTCCAGTTCGGGTTTGCTGATACCCGCTTTCTTCATCCGGCGTAGTGCTTCGTTAATTGCCGTTTTGGTGATTTTTCCGGATGCAAGTAGCTGGTTAAACATGTTCCCACCACTACCACCGCCGATATAAGACCAGCGCCCCCACATGCGCAACTTCCCCTGTATCCAGATGCTTTCCAGAGTGCGAAGGCGCACCATTTCACCAGCCTTGCCAACCTCGGAAGGATTAATCATAAAGCTTTCTCCATTTATGCCAGCACGCCAATTGCCAGCGCTCGATCTATAACCCGAAAAACCAACACCAATTGGTCATCGTATTTCGCTTCAAATGCCACGGGATCAGCATGCAACTCGTTGTGATGTGCTCTGCACAGCGGTATCACAAACAGGTCGTGTGCTTTTGTACCCATTCCACCCTGCCCGTGACCAATCAGGTGGTGGGGATCATCTGCTGGTTTATTGCAACATACGCAGGGTTGTGTTTTAACCCAGCGGGTGTAAGTCTCATTTATCCAGCGGCGTCGCTTTGGCCTGAGCATAAAAGACTCTGGCGACTCCGGATCAACAGAGAGCGTGAGGATCTTCTTCGCCTTCTCCTGCACGAGGCTGGTTGCAGACGCGGAAGGCACTATGTCGCTTTCCCTCATGACAGAGCGGATGTTCTCATCCGGAAGGCGTAGCCCCTTGTGCGCAACGCTTTCCGGTATTACATCAGCCAGGTCGTTCCTGACCATCCACCAGCACAGTTCAGGAAGCGTTAGGATATGCGACTCGAGAAAACCAGAATCGCGTCGAATGACTTCCAGAATCCAGGATACCAGGTTTCCTGCCGCTATATCTGCAAGCTGTTCGGTATGCTGTCCGGACAGGATGTGATCGCAATGCCAGCACAGGCGAATGCTTCCTGGCTCGTGCCGCATTGTTGTGAAGTTTTTGTCGTGCCACGATGAATGGGGCCACTGACATTCAAACCGTGAACTCAACCACTGCTCAAGGGAAGTAAACCCGCCAGCACGCTGAATAACCCTTTCATTCTCGAATACCTGCCGCATTACCGGATCATCAGCCAGCGGCTGAATGGCTGCCGGAACAGCCCCGATACTGAATGACGCCATTTCTTCTGGTTCAGGCTCGAGCAGAACGCGACCGCGCATGAAGAGGTGCATCAGTTCCGCACCGGGCCGAAACAACACAATCCCCATACGATGGGCTATCTCGGGGGTAAGCAGAGCTCTCACGCGACCTGCCCCCTGGCAATGTGTTCTGCCCACAGTCCACCAATCCAGCGCACGCCTTTCGCCGTGAAACGTGCCTGGCTGAATGCATGATTTGAGGTTACGGATGTGCCGGTTTTCACTTCAAAACGGCCCGCATCAATATGCTGATGCCGTGGGGTCATCGTTCCACCAAGGCGATACATGATGTCGTTCTCAAGGAGGAATAACCGCAGATCGGGCTCTTTGGCCTTAAGCAGTTTTGCCACCTGGCGGAATGACATTGACCCACTGGCTGTACAGTACCGATCAACAAACGCTACCTTCGGCGCCGCGGCAGCCAGTTCGTTAGTCAACTGCTGTTTTTGTTCAGCAAGGTCAGCTGCAAGACGTAGGGCTTCAGAGAATGATTGAGGAATCGTCTGCTGCTGTGCCTGCTCAAGCTCCTGCCAGCGATCAACCAGACGCGCGGTAAACTCCGGCGACAGCTGCGCGACAACGATATAACTGTCCCGCTTCCCTATCAGATAAACCGATACCGACTGATTGAGGTGATTTTTAACTTCCCCCATTGGGGGGAGTTCAATAACACCGCGCTCTGCCAGGCGTTCAATGGACCGTTTAACATGGTCATGTCGTGATTCCACCAGCTCAGCAATATCGCTGCTGGACATGGTTAATGCTGTTGTTGCTAATTGGCTCATACTTTTCTCCATATCAGGCGGCTGCACCCGCCGGTTCATATCTGCTGATCGTTATCTCTACCCGACCTTTCGGTACTACGGGTCCCCATTCCACCAGCATGCGCTTAATCTGACTGTCGTCTTCCCAGACACCCGCATGCGTCAGCGCGTCAAACAGGGCTTTGTTGTAATTATCGATATCCCGGCGGCGCGCATCCGGCGGGTACAGAGTGATTTCTACCGCTGCCAGTTCAGTCGATGGCTTCGGGAGACGTCGTAATTGCTCAATGATCGCCACGCAGGCAGCGCTCTGGTATTTACGACCATCAGCGCTAATGAGGTGACGACCGGCCAGCGGCCCCTTATTAGGGGCGCGCCAGTACGTGTTCACGCTTGGAGGGAACGGGAGCACAAGTTTCATGCCACCTCCTGCTGTTGCACTGCACACAGTTCCGGAAGATTTGCCTCCACCAGCGCCCTGGCGAATGGTGGTGGTACCGCATTACCGCAGCGGGCTACCTGCTTATCTTTTGCATAGCGATTTCCACGGTAGTCCTGATCAATAACGTAACCATCCGGGAAGCCCTGCGCTTTGTAGAGTTCATGCGGCTGCAACATGCGCATTCCGATATCAACGATCTGGTATTTAACCCCATCGATCGTTACCAGCCATTCATCGTCACTTTCCCCGCAATACGTCTCGAGAAATGTGCGTACCTCACCTACGTGTTGGCCACCAGCAGTTATTGTTGGCATTGGCACATCAAGGCGTTGCCCGTCGCGGCATGTTCCACGCAGTTTCACCAGATGGGAGGCAACTACCGCATGATGGTCGACAGTGGTCACTGAATGCGCGGGTTCATCCATACTGACACCAGGCCCCGTATAGTTACCGCCGTAGTGTTTCGCCAGGAACGCGCTCACCGTCGCAAATTTATTTCCGCCTGCAGTAACGGTCCCCAGCGGGTTATCCAGTCGCAGCACTCGCGGTTCTTGTCCAGGTCGTTCGCCATAACCCATCTGAATAAGCGTAGGCGTTACCAACTGAGATTTACCGCCACTACCAGCGGTAATGGTTGCGCTCGGTTCGTCTGCCCGGTGGCCGAGGCTGGCCCCAAACTGGCGGGCTATCACTGGCGCAACAAGACAGGCTCGGGATTGCTTCAGAATGGTATGAGCAGGTTTATCCAGCGGGCGCGGTTTAGCCTGGTATTCACTACCACCATTGCCCGCCAGGAAAGGTGTCAGTGCAGCCTCAACAATCCCGAGTGCATGCCCGTTCCCGCCCGGGCGTTTTGACGTGCCAGCGGTTACCGTCGGAACAGGTTCGGTAACGGGCTGCCCGGTTGCGCCAGTGCGGAATTTTGTAAGGTGTGGAACGGCTAACGCGTAGCCATGGGTTTTCGTAATGGTCTGCAAAGGCTCGCCCAGCGCCTGCCCACGGAAAAAGTCGTAACTCGTTTTGGTGCTGGTGTGGTTACACTTCACGATAAACGGCGACGCACTTTCGATAACAAAGCGCTGTATGCCGCGCGCGATCCGCTTAAGAGTGTTCTCCGCCAGCGGTTTTTTGCGGTCGAAGATGGACAGGGCCGGAACATTCCAGTCGATACATTCCGCAGCGGTACGCCATGGTATCAGCCTGCCGCTCTGCACCTCCAGAGACTTAGGATCCCCATGGGTAACAGCAGGCCACTGGATTGGGCAGCCATCGCAGCGCATAACCATGAAGAAGCGTTTGCGGATCGTCGGTGCGCCGTAATCACACGCGCGTAGTTCGCGATAATCAACATCATATCCCAGCCCATCCACCAGCTTTTGCGCCTGCTCGCTACCTCTTTCGATAGACAGAAACTCACAAACCTCAGCCAGTGCCGGGTGATCAGCAGGAATGCCAGTGGACAGCATGCCGACAAATGCATTGAATGTTTCGCCAGTGCGGGCAGGATCCGGACGCATTTCATCGGCCAGCAGCGGTCCCCACGTTTTGAACTCTTCCACGTTCTCCAGCATCATCACGCGCGGTCGCTTTGCCAGTGCCCAACGCAGAACAATCCAGGCCAGACCGCGTATCTCTTTTTTCACAGGCTTTGCGCCTTTTGCCTTCGAGAAGTGTCGGCAGTCCGGGCTAAACCATGCCAGTCCGACAGGATGACCTCCGGTGGCGGCTACCGGATCCACGTCAAATACGGATTCACAATAATGCAGTGTGTCCGGGTGGTTCGTCTTGTGCATCGCAATGGCGTTTTCGTCGTGGTTTATCGCAATATCCACGCTGCGCCCGATCGCCAGTTCAATACCCGTTGATGCGCCACCGCCACCAGCAAAGTTATCAACGATAATCTCACGCATGGGTTCCCCCCTGCATGCTGCCAACAAGATCACGCGCAATTGTGATAATTTCGCTGGTGGCCGTTCGTTCCAGCCAGAGTTGATTGATGTTGGCTTTCAGCTTGTTCTGCTGAGCCTCACTCAATACGTCAACGCCTTCCACCTGGTTAAACACCAGACCAACCTCGAGAGGCCAGATACGTGACTCAGTTTCCGATGGTATGACTGGCTCCTGGGGTGCTCGCATTGTAATTGTCGGCTCTTTGCCAACAGCGAATTGAGCCAGCGCCATAAATGCCCGACCTTTTGCCTCCAGTTCTGTGCGGTTGATATAGCTGAACCGCTCACCACGCCATGACTTATCGAATACAGCTATGGCACCGGCAAAAAACGCGCTGGTGGGTTTCTGTTTTTCGTCAGCAGGTACAAACCACACAGGCAGATCGAACCCAATGCGCCCGCGAATGAATACAATGTGATCGGCATCTTCCGGCCACCACGTTTCACTCGGAGCGGCTTTTATCAGGAATACATAGCGACCGCCCTTCTCGCGCTGGGCTGCTGCGTACTTCATGATGTGCGTCATACCAGTGATCGCCTGTTTCTCGTGGTACTGCGAACGGCTATACGGTGGGTTGCCATAGCCAGCGCCACCCAGTTCTGCCAGACGTTCAGACCAGTCCTGCGTCAGCGCGTTATCTTCGGCGGTGTACCATGCCGGGCATTTCGCGTTGTCGTCGTCAGCAAACAAGTCCAGAACTAATGGACCAAATAGCGCGTTGATCCCCCAAAAAAGCAGATCCGGTGTTCGCCACTGATCGCCAACTTCTTTCAATTCGTGGGCTGGTTGGCTACGTAGTACCGCCAGAGACTGGCAATATTTGTTTAACGTCATCCTCTGAACCCCTCTGGAATCGTTGTATCAACCGGACCAAAAGTCATCACATCGCGCTTTTTCGCCCCCCAGTCAGCGCGTTTAGGCCGTCCCTTCTGCTCCCAGCGGGTAGCGCTTTGCAGATAGCTCTCGAATTTCTTCGGGCCGAACAGCGTTTCCGGGCGCATGTACTGGTACTGCTCGTCGTTCTCGTGCCAGTGCTCATGTTTCAGGTCGATAACCAGTTGCAGGTCTGCAACGCTGTATCCCTCACGCAGTCGGGCACGGATGTTCTCCAGGGATGTTTTTGATTTCTGATACCGGGATCCGCTGATCTGGTTCAAATGGGTCAGAACCAAAATTGCCTGGTCGGTAATCACAACTTCAGGGTCTGGTTGCGCCGCAACCGGACAAGAGGGTTTTGAAGTTACTTGTGGATCTTGTTTTGATTTTACTGACGGATCCCCGCCAGATTCTGACGGGTCAAAACCGCCATTTTTGCCAGATTTCGACGGGTCAGTTTTTGAGGCGTCAGAATTTGATGCGTCACATTTTGACGTGTCAGAATCTGACAGTTGAGAAAATGCGGCAGCCTGAAGTTTCGCCACATTCAGGCGGTACACGTTCGAAGCATTACGGTTACCATTACGGCGCTGTGTACGCGTGAGCCAGCCATCTTTTTCAAGCTTAGCGATTGCCGTTCTGATAGTGCTCGGCCCTGCGCCAAGCTGGCGAGCAATAGTTTCAATGGACGGCCAGCACACGCCCTCATCGCTGCTGAAATCAGCTAGGCGAGCCATGATCGCGACACTAGACAACTTCATGCCCGACGCCGCGCAACCATCCCATACGTAGCCGGTTAATTTAGTGCTCATGATCGTCCGTTATCTCCCTGAACTTTTGCCTGAATTGCTCAAGTGGGCTGAAACATTCGTGCGGGTAGCCATCACGCAGATAGATAACGCGCTGTGTTTCTGGCTCCCAGCGGATAACACGGACTGGCACTCCACGGTGGTCTTTGAACCTTCGGTTAAGTTCGCGCATAGGCGTTTTGCCCTCCGGTTGTAGACCCCCACAATTGAAACCGCCCTACTGTGGTTACACGGAACCCAGCGGTTTGATAATCTGCGTTCATACCGAAACAACGGAGTACCCGAAACCGGGATCATCCTGAGTTGCGGTAGACGGTTAAAAGCCGTTAAACTGCTCATGCGGATTATTTCTCCATACTCGAAGAGTTGTTCGCCAAGGCGCCCGGAGCTGCACACTCGCGGGCGTCACTCTTTTCAGCGACACAAAAAACTCGATAAAGAAGCGTTACGTGCTCCTGGAACTTCGCGATAACCTGATAGCTGTTTTCCTCAATCTGAGCGCGCTCATCTGCGTCAATCACCCCATCAGCCGTGGCTTTACGTACAAAATTAGAATGACGACCTATCCATTCAATGGACTCCATCAGGCGCTGGTTAATATCGGCGTTATCCAGATCATCAACGTCTGCCAGCGGTACAAATACGCCCTGAGAATGGCGCGCAACGGCATCAGCAATATGAGTTGAACCACCAGCACGTTGTAAAACCATTGCCCAGCCCAGCGGGAAGATTTGGTCGCCGTCAACACGAAGGCGGTTGAACAATGCGTTCTCTGTCACGCCCAACCATTCCGCAGCCTCAGCATATCCACTAGGCAGATCGGTAATCGTTTTTTTAATCGCTACCACCAGCCAACTAGGCTGACGTTCGACTTTCCAGATTGGTTCGTTACCCACGGTTAACTCCTTTTTCCTGTGGTTTGAGTTTTACTGAAGCTTCGCTACGCTTTTCGTAAAGGTCGGGATGGAAAACCAATTTCCCCCCAGTCCGATAGGCTGCTTCTGCTGCACGTCCTTTCGGGATTAGGCGACCAGTTCTATTACGCCACTGGTAAACGGCCTCGCTTGTGATTCCAAAAAATTCGGCAACTTTCTCAGTACTGCCGAAGTAGTTTTCAATGTCATCGGTTGTCATAACGCCTCCTCAACTAAGTTTGATTAGATATTAATAATCAATCTAACTTTGGTCAATAAAAACTAAGATTGCTTAGCCTTTTAATTTATTTATGGTGTTCAAATGGAAACTGTCGGTCAGCGCATCAAAGCTCTCAGGCGCATAACCAAAACCTCGCAGAAAGAACTGGGTAAGTTCTGCGGTGTTAGCGATGTGGCGGTTGGGTATTGGGAAAAAGACGTTAATGTGCCAGGCGGCGAGTCACTTGCGAAACTTGCAAAGTATTTCAACACATCAATTGATTACATACTTTATGGCACTGAATTTGAAGGCAATCTGATAACCAAGATGCGAAGGATTCCGGTGATATCCTGGGTTCAGGCTGGACAGTTTACAGAATGTAAAGCAGCTGCAGTTTTCAGCGAAGTAGATAAGTGGATAGAGACATCACTCCGGATAGGGGATAGCTCCTTTGCATTGGAGGTTAAAGGTGATTCGATGACAAACCCTAATGGCCTCCCGACAATCCCTGAAGGGGCAACAGTTATAGTAGATCCAGATGCAGAGCCACTTCATGGAAAGATAGTCGTAGCCAGGCTTGATGGGACAAACGAGGCTACTGTAAAAAAACTTGTCATCGATGGGCCTCAAAAGTTCTTAGTTCCCTTAAATCCACGCTATCCAAACATTTCAATTAACGGTAATTGCCTGATCATCGGCGTTGTCAAAGGCGTTCAGTACGAGCTTTAACCCACCTCTAACTTTCCTCTTAACATCAAGCTAAGAATAGTTTGGTGTTTTTTCTTGATCTAAAAGCTAAGTTAAGTTAGATTTAATTCATCAGCAGCGAACAGGCAGGACGCCCACGAAGTAGCCGCCGGTGGCGTATGAATAACCGGATGATTCGCAAGCAACAAAAAAGCGCCCTGTAGGACGCTTCGCTCTTTAAAAATCCAAACCATCAACTAGTCAGGAATACTTCTTCCATCAATTTGAAGAAGAATGCTTCATCTACAGGGCATTTTGTTACGATACCCGGTTTTTGGGTATCATAATCTACGAAAAACCAAGCTCTTTTTTGTTCTTTCTTATCATAATCTAACGCAAAGTAAATTTGATGGTAGCCAGTAGATTTTGGTAATCCAATCGAGACTGTACCAATCCAGCTTATTGCTCTTGATACACCTTCAGGGAAAAATCTGATTTCTTTATTACCATCAGAAACGATCAATGCTTCAGCTGAAACCAATAAATTATAGTCGTTATAACTACACATAACCTTCCGTGCGCTAAGGCCGCCCGATTCAGCCCATTTTTTTAGTTTGGGGATGAGTTCATGCAACGAATCACTGTAATGGTTCATCCTGGCTTGTTCGAATTCACGCTGTTTTTTCTTTTTTGCTTCAGCGTCATCCAATTGCACTTTGCTAGCGTCGTCTCTAGCTTGTAGGTTTGCTTTAAACTGCTCTGCCGGGCTAGTCATGGCCACTCCTCAAAACGTGTTTACACCATGCTAGATGTCTAGTTCAGTAATGGAAAATTGGTTTTATCTATTGTTTTTACTGCAAATGCAAAACTTAAATGAAATTGATACTTTTGCATTACCAACAATTATTCTCATGTAGAGCCTGCAAGTTTATTTGAGTCGCATATGTGAGCTTTTTAACTAGAAAGCTCACATCTACGAAACCCAAAACTTTTATTTGCCTTTTGGCGAAGGATTCGTACAACCAAAATTCAGCGCCGCGCAGGGCGTATATAACACGGAGAAACTAAACATGACGACCACACAGAACGTCACTGTGTTTCAACCACGTATGACCAGAGGGCAGTTCATCGATGAAGCCCGTAAAGCTGCCCCGTCCTACCCGCTGCTTGCCAGTGGCTGATGAACGAACTGGCGAACCGCTACGATGTTCAGGCTGTAGTGCTAGCCCGCATTACTGTTCTGCTCCGTGGATGGAGTACAACTTCTACGCGGGCAGCGACACTAACCCCCACAAAATCTGGCTTGCAGACCATTCTCGGTCGATTAACTCTCTGCGCGACGTAACGAACAACACTAAATTGCCTGATTCACTGAAAGGAACAGCCCAATGATTACTGGAACTTCAAATTACGATAAGACGCCGCTAGTTATCTGCCCTGTTTGTGGAGGGTATTACAAAGCTGATGAGCCAGAAAACCACGATTGCTAGGAGGGATGCCAGTGAAAGATGACGATTTAGACCGTTGCCCTCGATGCAAAGAGGATATGCGGTCTGGCAATGACCTATGCAGGAACTGTCAGCGTGAAGACGTACTTGAAGAGTGGCCTGGTGGTGATAGTAATCCTTTTTGTAATAGCAACCATCAGGATGATTTATCTCCCCCAGATGAATTTACCTGTAGCGAGTGTGGATTTGTAACCGATGACCCAGAAGCATGTCACTACTGCTGCGAGGACAACAGTAATGAATAAAGGCTCAATGACAACTAACCACCCGGCGAACGGTCCTGTATCAGTCGATCGCCTTCACAAGATACGTGAACACCTGCTGCATGATACCCAGTACTCAAACGGCGGGAACAGAGCTTACATTCTCGCGGATATGTTGAAGGTGGTAGATGAGGTGTTGGCAGGTAGGAACGCCGAGCCAGTGGCAGATGTCGTTACCTGGTACAAAGAAGGTGAAGAAAGAACATGTGATATTCGCTGGCGTCGTTTCGATGTTGCGCTAGGTCCGCTCTATGCTGTCCCACCTAAGCCAGCCAGCAATAATTTATAATTTTGTAAGCCCGGGTGCAGCCGGGCTGTATGGAGAAAATTATGTCGCGAATGATCACCTTACTTGACTGGGCAAAAGAGGAATTTGGAGAGCAAGCACCAAGTGAACGCGTATTGAAAAAATATGCAAAGGGAAAAATGATGGTACCTCCAGCAATTAAGGTTGGTCGCTGCTGGATGGTTGATCGTAATGCCCGATTTGTAGGGATGCTTGTAGAACCGAAAATTCCGACTTCGGCCAGCCCAAGATTACAACGGATAATTGCTGATGGCTGCTAGACCACGCACTCACAAAATTCCAATCCCAAACCTGTACTGCAAGCTGGATAAGCGCACCGGTAAGGTTTATTGGCAATATAAACACCCTATTTCAGGTCGTTTTCACAGCCTTGGAACCGATGAATCCGAGGCTAAACAAGTCGCCACAGAAGCTAACATAGTCATTGCCGAACAGCGAACCAGGCAGATCCTGAGCGTTAACGATCGCCTAGCACGGATGAAAGGCAGGCGCACCGATATTACGGTTACTGAGTGGCTCGAAAAATACATAGGCATTCAGGAAGAAAGGCTTAAAAATAACGAGCTCAAACCAAACTCCTTTCTTCAAAAAGGTAAGCCTGTTCGTTTATTCAGAGAACACTGCGGCCTGCAACATCTAAAGGATATTTCAGCTCTTGATATTGCAGAAATAACTGATGCCATTAAAGCCGAAGGCCACAATCGCATGGCTCAGGTAGTCAGAATGGTGCTCATAGATGTTTTTAAGGAGGCACAACATGCCGGACACGTTGCCCCCGGATACAATCCGGCGCAAGCCACTAAACAACCGAGAAACCGAATAACAAGGCAGCGTCTTTCCTTTGAAGAATGGAGCGTTATTTATAAGACGGCGGAACAGCATCAGCCCTATCTTCAGTGCGGCATGTTATTAGCCCTAATCACTGGCCAGCGTCTGGGCGATATATGCAATATGAAGTTCACCGATGTATGGGATGACATGCTCCATATCGAACAGGAAAAAACAGGTTCTCGTCTCGCTATTCCGTTAGATCTTAAATGCGAGGTGCTGGGCCTCACTCTCAGGGATGTTATTTCAAAATGTAGGGATGCGGTTGTCAGTAAATATCTTGTCCATTTCAGGCACACCACATCCCAGGCCAATAGAGGTGATCGAGTGTCGAGCAGCTGCCTGACATCCACTTTTAAAAAAGCCAGAGACAAAAGCGGCCTAGAGTGGAAAAACGGTACGCCCCCAACTTTCCATGAACAGCGTTCTTTATCGGAGCGACTGTATCGTGAACAGGGTCTGGATACTCAGAAACTGCTGGGGCACAAGTCCAGAAAAATGACGGATAAGTATAACGATGATCGAGGGAAAGACTGGGTCGTTGTTGGGGTAAAAACGGGGTAA